ATTGATTCGCTTAAAGAAGAGCTCACCTTGCTTAAGAAGGAACGAGAAGAGCGATTGGCAGAAGCAGAACGTGCAAAAGCTGAAGCAGAAGCTGAAGCAAAACGTAAAGCTGAGTCAGAAATGGATGTACGCCAACTTCTTGAAGCTAAGGAAAAAGAGTGGGCGCAAAAGCTCGAAGAAGAAAAACTAGAGCGTGAACGTACATTTGCACTACTCCAAAGAGAGCGTCAGTATGCGGAACTCACAGAGTACCGTAATCGTCGCCTCGAAGAAGAGCGGGACAACATCATCCCAGAGCTCGTAGACCTCATCTCAGGAAATACTCCAGATGAGATTGAAAATAGTATTACAGGGTTGCGTGAACGATCTTCACGGATTCTGGAATCGGCGCAATCTGCTATGCAGACTGCACGTAAAGAAATGACTGGCAGCCGGGTAACCGCGCCGCCTACCGGACCGATGGACACTAATTTGGAGCAAAATCAGTTAACGGCAGAACAAATCTCTGCCATGTCGGTTACCGAATACGCAAAACACCGATCCAAGCTTCTTGGAAAAGCAGCGAACGATCGAAATAAGGGAATCTTCGGATAGTAAATCCCCAATAACAACTTAATAACTAAGGAGAAAACCGACTATGGCATCAGCCGTAACAGGTACCGGCAATTTAGCCGCCGCACCTACCGCGTACTCTGGTTCTAACAGCCAGCTTACGCAAGCGATTCAAACGATCTGGTCTAAGGAAATTCTTTTCCAGTCGATGCCAATTCTTCGCTTCGAACAGTTCGCTGTTAAGAAGACAGAACTTGGCGTTGCACCTGGTCTCCAGATCAACTTTATGCGTTATAACAACCTTGGTTTTGCAGGAGCACTTGTTGAAGGTGTTCGTATGCAGACCAATGCATTGACAGCACAACAGTTCTCAATCACCGTTGCAGAGCATGGCTATGCAATTGCTGTTTCTGAACTTTTGCTCAATGCTTCATTCGATGACGTAATGGCTTCGGCTTCACGTCTTCTTGGCCGTAACATGGCCCTTTATCTCGATGGCCAGGCTCGTGACACACTCATGGCAGCATCTTCCGTTATTTACGGTTATGATCGCTCTGCTAACGTTGCTGTTAACGACTGGTACACAAACGGTACAGTAGGTACTTCACGTGCTTCTCTTACCGGTAACTTCAACCTTACAACTGCTGTTGTTAAGGATGCAGTCGAGACACTCTCAACCAAGAACATTCCAAGGCTTGGAGAGACCTATGTTGCGTTCGTTCACCCACACCAGAGCCGTAAGCTTCGTGACCTCCCAGAGTTCATTGAAGTAACTAAGTACGCTGCTCCTGGTAACTTCATGCTCGGTGAAATCGGCCGTCTATATGACACAGTATTCATTGAGACCACTCAAATTGAGAAGGTCACAAATGGTGCTGGTTCTGGTTACACCACTGACACTGCAGTAGCTGCAGGCTCAATTGTTTACCCAACTGGCGGAGGTTATACAACCCCTGTAACAAAGACCGGTAACGGTAACAAGGATCGCTACACAGCTATCTTCATCGGTGACAATGCATTTGGTCACGCTATCTCACTTCCAGTCGAACTCCGCGATGGCGGTATCTTGGACTTCGGTCGTGAGCATGCTCTTGCTTGGTATGCTATCTATGGTCTTGGTCTAATTACTGACCAGTCTGTAGTCTTGGCAGAAACCAACTAAGACTTCATAGACCTGGGCACTGTCTCAAAACTGCCCACTTAACAAACCTATAGGAGAATAATAATCGTGGCAAAAGCAAAAGTAACAGACGTCACTGGACGTCAACGCGAAGAGCTTATTAAGCAAAATGCTGAAGCTCTTGCAAAGCGAGCAGAAGAAATGTCAATTGCTACGGCAGTTGATGTAGCTCGATTAGAAACAGAAGTAGTAGATCTAACAGTACCAGGCGTACCTACTGTAATTGATGAAGTTGAAAGCGTTGGAGTTTCCACCGCTGACGAGTCAACAGTAATTCGGGTAGCAGAA